ATATAGTTATCGTATAATAGCTGAAGGTAATTCAATAAAAGACCTGGTTGGAAAAGACGAGGAAGACGAATTAGACCTAGATGATGCCCGAGCAATTGGTCGTAAAATTTCTAAAATGAAAGGTGATGACCGTAAAAAATACGTAGGTATTGTTAATTTTATGGGAGCATCTTGTAGAATTTATAATGAAATTTGGGCAAACTATAAACCAGTTGATCCATCTACTAAAAAATCAAATCGCGGAAAAGAATTCCAAGGCGATAAAAACATCGGTTAACCGTATAAAATGATTGGAGAAGGAATAATTGTTGAGTCAATTGCCAGCTTTAAAATTACATGGAAAAATCCAGGTAATGGAATGCAGGCAGTATGGGATCAAGAAAATCAGGTTATTGAACTTCATGGAAGCGATGTTTATCCAGACTTAGAGTTTGTTAGTGCAATGGGTCTCTCTACCTATTTTACATATTCAACCGCTGATAAAATTATAGGCAAATTAAAAGAATTAAATACCGTTATTGATACTGAATTAACCGAATTATATAAGTCAAAGGATCAAGTAACTGAAGAAAATACGATAAATAATAAACCACTTAATACCGATAATATCCCTGAAATTAAGCCTGAGGAGATTGATACAAAGGATGAAGTTACTAATACTGAAGAACCTAAAGATGCGCCTAAGGAACCTGAGTCACCCAGCAAAGGATTTTCATATACGGTAACGGTACACGGAGATAAATTAAGATTTATTGATGCAAGTTCAGAAACCTACAGTTTAGTAGTTAAGCATAAATTATCTAATAATATGGGAGTTAAAAAAGAAACTGGCGAAACTTTAGACAATAGTTCAAGAATTTGGGCAACGGTACAGTTAAGTGGTTTATTTAGTGAAACTCATAGATTTAATTTTGAAAAATTTAATATATCAACTGACTCAATTTCTGAAAATTTATTGGTACAGATAATTCCATCGATTCAGTTAACGTTTAAGGCTGGAGAAAATATGGCAACACCAGAGGCTGAAAAAGAAACATATGTTAGTAAAATTGCACTCACTAAGAATCAAGCTAAATTAAAAGACTTACAAAAAGAACTTGATTTTTATAAAAAGCACGTAAAAGACAAAGGCCTTGATGCCCCTAGTGACGCAGAGGTTGAATCATATAAAAAACTTAATTAATTAATAATTAGCAAAGTTCGTTAATAAATAACTATAAAAAATAAGACAAGATGGCAGGTCTACCTCATTTTAAAAATTCAACCGCTGGCCCCGCAAGGTATGAGCCAGTTTACCTTAATCAATTTGAGGTAATTATAACTCCGCCGCCAGCAATTAAGGCTAAAGCAGGATGGGCATCTAATTTAACATTAGAACATGTTAAAAAAGTTGGACCTCTTCCTGAACTTGCAGGTAACGCCGGTGGTGCAATTATTACGCAAAAATATAAATTTGCAGAAAGAGCATATGCAGCAGCTAAACCAGCTTCAACTCTTCATAAATTTGTAATTGACTTTGAACTAAACTTAAATAATACAAATGATAATTATATCTATAATGCATTTAGGGCATGGGCAGATTTAATCTATAATCCAATGACAGGTCAACAAGGTTTAAAAGTAGACTATGCAGGAACATCAGCTGATGCTGCTTCTGTACAGGTTACAATGTTTAACCGAACTGGTGCAATATTTAGAGAATTTGTATTTGCTCCAGTATTTTTAGATACAACTAAATTTAATGAACTAACTCTAGACTATTCAGCAGAGGCTACTACTGGTATTGCATCATTAGCTGTACCGTTTGTTGCAGACAGGTATGTTGAAACCCGAGTAGGTCAATAAAAAACATTTATATAAAAAATGGAAATGTTTAATGTAAAGCGCCGAGATAATCCATCCATGGATAATTGGTCAGATATAAAGAAACCTGCCTTTGGAGGACCCAAAGAAAAGGCTGATTTTGATAAAGCAAAGAAAACTAAATTAAAAGAATACCAACGAATTGTTGAGCGTAATCCTGATGCTGAAGGCGGACGTTTTAATCCAAATTATGACTCTGCCTGGAAAGGATTTACGAGTGATATTATATATAGAACAGCAAAGAAAAAATCATATGAACCCATGTATTCAACACCAACAATTGCAGTAATAAACGCAATAGAAGAAGGAAATATTATTAGATTCGAAGAATTTATTAATGAAAACTATGAATTTGATCCAAATGATCCGAATCCAGTTGAAGATCCAGACGACCTAACAAAAAAAGACCTAGAAGACCAAGAAGGAATTATGGAAGAAGAAGATGAAGTTGATACATTTGATGAATTTGAAGAAGAAGAAGAATCAGTAGACTTAGGCTATGAAGTAGATGAAGAGCAATTAGATAAATTATTAGAAGAGTTCGGAGATGAACTTCAAACAATGATTACTAATATTTGTGAAACTATGGAAATGGAAAAATCTGAAGTTTGTGACTTATTATGTGCAGCAATTGAAAAGAAATGTACTGAAGAAGAAGATGGAGAAAATTTTAATGGCGAAGAATAATTTTAACTAAAAAATAGTTTTATATTAAAGCAGAGATATTATATTTCTGCTTTTTTTATTTAAAATCATTGCCTTTTTTTAATAGTTTTAAGGTTTGGAATATTCTCTAAATCTCCGTCTAAATCAATTAAACTTGGATCAAATACAACTTCTGGGTATGCCCCTATTAAAAAATCTAGAGTATTTAATATTGTATTTGGAGAAATATTTGAGTTAATATAAATTATCCTATTATATTTACGGTTTCTAACATTTACGGCTTTGTCTATTAATTTCTTAATTTCATAATTTATTAAAAAAGATTGAATTTTATTTGGAACAACAATATCCTGCTCAAACTTTTCACGTATTATTTTAGTTACATTAAGAAGATAATCTGATTTTCCTTTTTTGTTTAGTGCATGTACAAACTGTTTTAAATCCCTTACGAAAACTATTTCCAGTGATCTATCTGTGTTATCGATCATTTATGTCGATTTTTTTAACTTCAACTCCTGCTCTCCGCAAAAAGTCTAATCCGTTGGTATCACGGTATTCTTCTAAATATACAACTCTGGTAATTCCAGCCTGCATAATTAATTTACTACAGTCAGTACACGGAGAGTATGTTACATAGAGAGTAGAGCCATTACAACTTTGGGTTGATTTAGCAACTTTTAAAATTGCATTGGCCTCGGCATGTAAAACATACCATTTTGTTTTATATTCTTTAAATGATCCATCTTCATTATTAATAGCCTCTTCACATTCATTTTCAAAACCAGCAGGCGTACCATTATATCCATCTGAAATAATTGAATTATCTTTAACAATTAAGGCTCCAACTTTTTTACGGTTAGCATGTGATAATTGTGACCATGACTCTGCCATAGCGATATAAGTTTGGTCAAACCTGTGCTGTCTACTTGAGTACTTACGAGCAAGTATCATTTTTTAATTTTTGAAATATTTTTATAAATCCATTTAATTAAACTATTACCGTCTTGAAAAATCAGGTATTGTTTATCTTCACTACTTATTGACTCAAATAGGGTTATTAAATTTGAACTTGGGGTTCCATCTATCTCTATTAAATTAGTAATAGGTAACGGTAATGATTCTGGTTTAAATTCAAAACCTAACATTTTAGAAGAAATATCATAGTGCTTATCATAGATATGATATGAATTAGAGACATGAGTATATGAACCAAGTTTTAATTTTGGATAAAATTCCTTTAAGTGAATATACATCTGTAATTGTAATGAACAGAAAAAGGCAACATCAGTTGGAGTACCCCAAATTGCATCATTACTTCTCATAAATACTGACATATAAAATTTATTATTTCTTATATGACAATTTGCATACATTGTACATACAAAATCTTTATTATCAGAATACTGATGAATTGGCATGTTAAAGTGCATTACTGCCTGCCTAGTATTTGGGTCTTTTATTAAACTTTGAATTGCCCATTGATATTGTGAATAATTATCAGAATTTTTAAGTGTAAAAATTAAATTACCATAGGCTGAGTTAACTGTTCCATCTGGATTTTGGATAGATTCCCAAAACTTGGCCCATTGTGAAATAAATTTAACATCATTACGACCTAAATAATACCATAACAATTCAGCCGCAATATAGCCAGTTTGAGATCCGCGTGTGTCATTTGTATATAAACAACTGGTTGGATCCTCAATAACTAGTGCAACATCTAATAATTCTTTACTAGTAGTTCCACGAGCACCATTTTCTTCACCATTAACCAATAGGTAAGAAATTGAGTCTTTATAACAAGCGGCAAATGATTGACCATTAAATACTAACATATTTAAATTATACTAAAAAAACAGATAATGGTTTAGTCTGATTTGAT